TGGGTAAAAACTCTCCAGACCTAGAGAAGTGGCTGACGGAGATGAAGGATGTTGCTATCAAGACTAATAAGAAGTGGGCTAGTAAACTCGGCATTAATCAGTCTGCGGCTATTACTTGTGTTAAGCCAAGTGGTACTGTGTCTCAGCTTGTTGATTCTGCTTCTGGGATTCATCCTCGCTTTAGTAAGCACTACATTCGCAGGGTTCGTTCAGACAAGAAAGACCCACTTGCTCAGTATATGTCAGCCGCAGGATTCCCTGTGGAAGAGGACGTAATGAGTAAGGCATCCCTAGTCTTTAGCTTCCCTATGGAAGCACCAAAGGAGAGTACCACAGTAAGCCAAGTGGGTGCTATGGAGCAGTTAAAGCTATGGAAGAAGTACCAAGACTATTGGTGTGAACATAAGCCAAGTATCACTGTGTACTATACTGATAACGAGTTCCTCCAGATAGCACAGTGGATTTGGGATAACTTCGATACTGTTAGCGGTATTAGTTTGTTGCCGGTAAGTGACCATGTTTATCAACAAGCTCCTTATGAAGACATAACCAAGGAGAAGTACGAAGAGTTACTCAAGGCTATGCCTGTGGATATAAACTGGAGTGACCTACAGCACTTTGAGCAGGAGGACAATACAACGGGTTCTCAAGAGTTAGCGTGTGTAGGGGGCGCGTGTGAGATAGTGTAATGAACTTCCGAAAAAAATAAGTTTTCTGCAAGTTAAGTAATGAACTTATTATAATCGCAAGTTTTCTGCAAGTAAAACTAAGGGAGCGCAATGCTCCCTTTTGTTTTAATCAAGCCTTTCGTTATATTTCTCAGCACCACCGCCAAACCAACTGTACACTAGCGGCCCAACATAAGGGATACCCCTAAGAACTCCCTCTAGTTTAGGTTCATCTTTAGGAAGTTCAGTGGCTAATGTAAAGGCCGCATCAATGACAGGGGTTGCAGGAGCTACATAAGCCATTGCCGCACCTTTTACATCTCCTTGTGACAGATACCTATCATAGGTGTACTGGTTTAATCCATATGCACCTAATAAAGCCCATAAAGACCTATCGGGTATGTCTTCTACTCTCACTTCTCTGCCCATCAATAAGTCCTTTACTGACTGCGTTCCGACATTAGCTACAGTTACATATCCTGCTAGAAGTGCCGCTTGTTTAGTGGCCTGTAGTTTATTCCCCTTATTCCATTCCTGTACGATATTTCTTCTTACAATGTCAAGCTGTTTTAATGTAAAAGATTTAAGCATATACAGCAAACGACCGTTCTTAGCTCTTAAGTATCCTTCCGGCATTTCACTAAGAGCAATTGGTTGTATGTCGGCCAGTTCGTTGAAAGCAAAAAGTTTTACATTGTCAGACATTTGACCTGCTTTTAGGTCTGCAATGAAAGAGTCTGTTTCCTTATCGAATATTTTCTGTACATTCTTACGTAGTGCTTGTTCTCCCTTTCCTGTCTTAACCATATTACGGGCTTTCTTTAAGGAAGCATTTATAAGAGTTTCTTTACCAAGTCTATCAATAGCTTTAAACCCTGCCGCGCCCATTAGTTTGTTCAAAGCAACTGCTGTTTTTCTAGGGCCGCCCATAGCTAACTCAGTAGCGATTAAGTCTTCAATTCCCAAATCAACAAGTTTGATATTTTTAGTTCCAAACATAGAAGAGATTGAGTTTCTAAACCCTTTAAGAGCAGAGGCTACACCGATGTCCCCTAACTGAGTAATAGCAGATATAGGGTTAGCAATAGTACCCATATATCCTAAGTCTCTTATTGTTTGACCCATGCTTGAAGGCGTTTGTTCCCCTCCTACAAACCTAGCCTGTAGTATTTCAAACAATTCCTGTTCTCTTTCCGAAGGAACTTCTCCTTCCCGTATAGCATCATCCACCAATTTGCCGATGGACTCTTCGGTATCAAACTTACCTGCTTCATTACTTGCGCTTGACCGGCCAAAGAACTTTCTTTTTTCTATATCGTGTACGGCATTGCGTATATACATAGCTAAAGATTCTTCAGGACTTGCGTAGTGAGTCAGTTTGTTTTCATCTACTTCGTCCAGTACACGCTGTTTAGCAAAGCGAGGCTTTCCTCCGTCCACTGTTTGTCGGTATCCTCTTAAAGCTAAATCAATAATTTGAGAGCGTTCTTCATTACTTAAGTTAGCTACTGTTGTTCCTTTTCTCTTCGCATATTCTTTTAGCTGTTTAGTTAAAATCCCCTGTTCCGACAAACCTAAAGTTTTTCTAAGACCGTCATAATCCTTCAGCAAACGTGGAAAGTAATTATCAATCTTTTCAAAACTATGTCCCGCGCTTTTAAGCTCATCACCGAGTTCATCTAATAAAGGCCGTACAGTGTTTTTAAAATCTACAGCCATTTTGGTTGACACGCTACGCATCAAACCTTCAGCCGCTTGGAAGTTGCCGTTATAAAGATGCTTAGTTATCTGAGTCTTAACATTACTGGGAGTATTTTTCAAAGAAACTAAAAAAGGTTCTACAGCTTTAGACTTACTTGCTGTCTTAACATGAGTATCAAATTCAAATTTCCGTAAGCGGTATTTAATTGGTTCAGATATATTACCTAATCTAGTAGACAGTGCTCCTAAATACTTGTCCAAACCTTTACTGTACAAACGAGATACTGCACTATCCCTAGCTATTGAGTCAGCTACTTTACGCTCTGCCGCTGTTTGAGACAAAGGCACTCTAACTTTAGTATTTAATCTTTTGCTTGCTTGTTCAACAGCCGCAGGGTTTATTTTACTATCTTGAAGAACCTTACTAATGCTTTGAATATCACCGCCAAGAGCCATGTGCTCGTCTATCTTAGCCTGTGCTTTATCCAATAATTTCTGTGCAGATTTATCTTTGACAATACTTGCACCTTTGTTTACAGCGGGAGGTATAACAGCACCAAGTACTGTACCTAGGGCTATTCCTGTGGGGTCTAGCTCTCCCTCAGTTGCATATTGTTTTGCCGCTGTCGCTGTACCGCCTAGAGTACCGCCAGTAATAGCGGCTACTTTGGCAGTAGCCCCTAGCGGTATAAGGGTAGTTGGGTCAGCAATCATAGCTGTAATGTTTCCCGCTAATCTTGCTTTTGAGTTTTCATTGGGGTCAAAGAACTGACCATAGTCGTTCTGAAGTTGTCGTTCTTTACGAGCAACAATCATTTCTCTACGCTGTTCTGGGGAGGCTTCCATAAAACCTTCACCATACAACTCTTCTGGAGATTCATAACTAAAAGCTGAAAAATCATTAACTCCTAAATCTATGTTTATCTCGCCAATAGGAAAACGAGATTCCAACCAGACACCTACATCCGCTAAGAACCCTTGTTCTTCTGCAACACCATATTTAAACTGTGTCCAAGCGTTATCATATTCGGAACGTACAAGCCTGTTGTCTACTACTCTATCGCCTTCTTTAGCCTCTAATCTTTGCAAAGTAGGCGAGTTTAAAATTTCTTCATTTGTAAGTATTTGACCAGACATAACACTATCTTCTGGTTTAGAGAAAACACGAACAAGTTTATTGTTTACTATCTTATCTCCAGACAAAGCTCCTAACTTTTTTAATGTTTCAGAGCCTTGTATTTCTGATAATGTAAGAGTTATGCCTTCTTGCTTTTCAGCGTTACTCATATCAGCCTCTTGGTCTTATTCTTTAATACCAGAATATTTATCTTGTTGAACCTGTCTTCTTGTTCGGGTAGCCTCTGCATCAGGAACAGAAATATCACCAGTCTTTGATTCCTGTAGTGCTTGTTTTAATGCCCCTTCTCTACCTAACTCTGGGTTATTTGTAAATATTCTCTCGGCTTTAAAAAACAATTTTTTTCGTGAGTCTTTGTCTTTGAACATACCAAAAAGAAAATCAGATATTCCTGCTTTCTTTTTATCTTCCTCGCTTAAATCTTCAAAGTATAGTTCGTACTCTTCTTCCTCTGGTTTAGTAAGCTGATAAGTTTTAGAAGGTACAGTTTTATCTGCAAGAAGTTTACTGCTAGCTGTTTGCAAGTCACCTCCTGCTTCTATAAACTCAACCATTTCGCTATTGCCCTGTGCGCGAGCTATACGCAACAAACCTTCTCTAAGACTTTGCTGTTGTGCTAGAGTTTGAGCAGTCTTTAAAGTACTTACAGCCGCAGGTAAGTCTCCAGAAACTTGTTGCATTTTGGCTAACTTCATAAGGTCTTCTGGATTACTAAGGTCTAAATCAGCCATAGCTTGTTGTTCTTGTCTTTGTTTCTCAACCATACGAGTAGCTATCTGCTCCTGTGCCGTAGGGCCGCCACCAAGCAAACCTCGGACAGCACCGCCCAATCTCTCTGCTCTCTGTGCGCCCCGTTGAAGCATTCTTTCTCTAAAGCCTCCGCTTAAACCCACAGAAGAAGAAGAAGAAGGAGACATAGGATTAATACCTTGTCTTGACACGCCAGTTAGTAGACCCATTATATCTGTATTAGCCATTATCTATATTCTCCTAACTTAAAAACCAAAAATGTCACCAATGGACTTAATCCATGGCGGAGTAGGCGCGTCACCAAACCCAAGGCTACTAAACAAACCACCTGAGCCTAGTTTCCCTATCTCTTCTTCAGTCATACCTGCGGCTCTGGCGGCTATTATTTCCTGTAAAGTAGGCTGTCTACCAAGTAGTGCTCCTGCCAACGCATCCCTCTGTTGCTGTTGTAATTCAGTGGCTAATTGTGCCGACTGCATATAAGCCTCTATACCTGACCTACCTAATTGTGACAACAATTCAGTACCGCCTAGTTGTCCTGTCTGTGCCATACCTGCAACAGGAGTACCTATTCTTAAGGCTTCCAGAGCTTGTTGCTGTGGTGTATAACCTGCACCAAGTAATCCTGTAGCCTGTGTTAAGGCTTGCTGTTGTTCCGCTAAGGCTTGTTGTCTAGCACTTAGTCCTGCTCTAGCCATAGCTTCCTGTCGTGCAGTTTCCATAGCCAGTAGTTCTGGGGAAGCACCACCATAAGCCGCTGATTGTAGACCTAAGCGACCTTGGGACAACAGGCGTTCCTCCATAGCTAAACGCTGTCTTTCTTCTTCAGGGCGTTGTGTGGCTCTTATTTGCTCATAGACATCTGCTTGGGCTTCAGCGGGGGAGACACCTACTTGACCAAACAAACCTCGGGCTTGTCCTAAGAGTTGCTGTTGGAGGGCTTCTTGTTCAGGGGACAACCCTACGGCTATACCACCTGTAGGAGTAGTTGTAGTACTCCCTAGTCCCGTAGTTACCGTAAAGGGTCTAAACTGCGCTTCTCCTACAACGCGTTCACCTAATTCCTCTAGAGCCTGTTGTGAGGCTAATCCTAACCCCATAACATCTCCTATGTCCTCTTTACCTAAGTAGTACTCAGCCCCACCCTTGAGTATATCTCCTAAATTTATGCCGCCCATAGCATCCATAAAACCATTAGCCATTATATTAGTCTCCCCAATAATGCGTGTATATCTATTTTTTGAATTGAAAAAGTTGCATCGTTAATCTGTGCTTCAATACCTGTAGTCACTACTTCACCACTTCCACTGGTATTTACCTTTGGTGTGTTAATCAGAATACTTGCTGAATACTCTGCATCTGTATTGTACTCACTTATACCATACTCCGCTATATTACTTTCACCAAATGTAAAAGTTTGTTTTGAATAACCAGAGGAATAGTCATAGGCCCAGTTCAAAGTAGTTGCTGTGTTCTTACCGCCTACAATAGTTAGGTTAAACTTCTTTAGGAATTTTAAATTAGAAGCATTACCAAAGTCCAAAGGATTACTAAAGTAACGCATCTGGTACTGTGCCGTGCCGTGCTTATAACCATCGTACTTAACTATCCCAGAGTCTTTACCCATGTAAATAGTACCGTCATCCAAACGAGCAAAGGACAGGGGGTTTAAGGCTGACCAAGTAGTAGCCCTGTGTGAACCATCCTGCAAAGGTGCTCTCATGTCAAAGCAATATACTAAACCATTGTCAGGTAGTGTCAGCAAGTAGAAGGACTCCTCTGCACTATAAATAGACTTAATTGGATTAGTTTGTTGTGTAACTAAGTTAATTAAATCATTACGGACATTACGGCTAATGTCTCGCATAGGCATGGACTTTTCCTGTATAGTCCTACCAAAGCTACGCACACCGGAATCAGACAAAAACAGTATGTCAGTACCCGTGTGTTGTACGGAATCCCTAGCTATACAACCAATGCCCTCTACAGTGTCCGTAAGAGTCATTGTGGCGGGACTTTGTGCCCCAGAGTACACCAGTATGGACTTCTTACCAAAGATGATTAGAAAGCCATTGTGAGCCGCTAGAGCCGTTATTTCATCGTGACCAGTAGGCCATACTGTAGTCACATCCAAAGAACCGGAAGTACCGCCAGTCCAGTGATGTCCGTTTAACAAATCAGACCAATAAACAGTGTGCTTATTACCAGTCACATCAGCCGCCCATAGTCTACCGTATGCCGCTAAGACTTCATTAGCCTCTGGTGGAGTACCTGTGGCATGTGAATGGTCTGAATGTGCTTCTACTACAAAAGAACCACCGTGGTCTGTGCCTAGTAAATACTCATGGTCGCGTTGGAATAAGTACACATGGTCATTTAAATTAACTGCTTTCCAGTTGTTAGCCGTAGGAGTATAGCCCGTGGGTGTGACATCAACCAAGGTAGTAGTACCCAAGAATATCTTATTGTTACCCGCTGACAGTACATACTTGTCACCACTTTTGTCTACATACTCATAGACTGTTTCTATACCTCGGCTTGTCCCTAGTACAGTAGAGCCGTTAGTTGACACCTCGTCCCAACCTTTCCTAGCGGCAATACGACCGGACTTATCAATGACACAGTTATCGGCAATAGAAGCAAAGGAAGGGTTAAGACCTATGGGTGAGTCCTGTGTATTTAACCCGAAAAATCCAGGGGCGGCTATTGTAATATTCTGTAATTGTTGAGCCATTATACAGCATTCCAAATAGTTTCTTCTGGGTGTTGTGAAGCATCTATCGCTATAGCATCTGCTAAGGTTGAGTCAGCCAAAGCAAACAACTCAGCCGCAGATGTACCACCAGTCTCCCCTCGCTCCCTAGCACTTAAAGCAGTAGCAAGCTGTACCACAGGGGACGAAGGTACGGCCAAGGTCTGTGCATCGGCAGTGAAGTCAGCAGTCCGTAGAACAACATTAAAGTCTATAGAGTACACACCGTCAGGCTTAGGATAGAAGTCCACCTTGTTATCGCCACTGGCATCCACACCTTTAAAGCTGTAGTACGTTGGAGAACCTGCGGGAGCAGGGACAACTAAGTAAGCATTGTCCATCCAAGTAGAACCACGGTACTCCATAAACCTTTTGGATGTTTGGTTTATAACATTTAATATTTTTAAACGGTTCTGTGAATCAGTCAGTGTATAGTTATAAGCGGCATCTGAAGTAGTTACGGTTATAGTTGACCGAAGTGCAGTCCAATCCCAAGCATCCTCTACTGCGCGTTTAGCATCGTTAACATATTCACCTATTAGTTTTGAATAGGCGTTCTCGTCTACAGTAGAGACTTCATTCTCTCTGAGCCTTCGCATTACATTGTTTACAAGTTGTAAGTAAGTCATTAGAATGAATAACTCCTTGGTTTTGTTAAATCTTCTAAAATATAATCATAACTTAAATTTTTATTAGTGTTTGTATTAAATAAGTTTACAAACTCTTCAGGAGGTGCTATAGGCTGTACGGGTGTAAGATACTCAGGAGATATACCTAACTCGGTTTTAAATCTAAACAAATCATCACCGAATAAACCTCTAGTGGTTCTGGTGTCTATGAGGGCTTGAAAAAAATCAGCATCTCTTCCATCTATGCCGTCACGACCATCTATTCCGTCTACACCGTCTATTCCATCTACACCATCTATTCCGTCTACACCGGCAACACCTTGGATACCTTGTTCTCCTTGGATACCTTGGATACCTTGTTCTCCTTGGATACCTTGGATACCTTGGTCGCCTTTATCTCCTTTGTCTCCTTGGATACCTTGGATACCTTGGTCGCCTTTATCTCCTTTGTCTCCTTGGATACCTTGGATACCTTGGTCGCCTTTATCTCCTTTGTCTC